GGTGTCTCCTATGCAAGCTTCACGATTGTAAACGCAACAGCGGCCCCGGTGAGTGGACCAGGACCGGCTCCCGCGAACAGTCTGAGGTTCACTCCTGAGTTGAAGTAAGTCACTGTACTCCCGACACCACTACCTACGCAGGCCACGGAGGACAGGCTGGCATCGTTGGCGTAGCTGTTGACGGTGAACGTCCCGGCTCCGATGTCGATAGCCCAGGTAAGCAGATACAGGCCTGACCCTGGTGCTGGGAAATCATAGTAGGGGGGCCCGCTCAGCGGCACGAATTCGCCTCCGACGTTCCGGTTTATGTTGTTGAAGCCAATGGCACCGCCCGACCCTGATATGTCCGTGTCGCTGCCGGTGAGGATGATGTATGGGGTCCCGTCAGCGCCATGTTCGGCATCGTAGTGCTCCTGGATGAGAGCCTGCACATCGGAGACTTCGTCGATGGCATCAGAAAACCTGTTCTCACCCGATGTCCCAGGGAACTCGTCGGGGCCATTCGAGCCGTCAGGCTGGAGATGGTCCAGTGGTCCAATCCCGAACTGCCTGTTTGAGGGTCCGTGTTTGCGTGTCATATGTCGCTCAGCCTCGTCACGCTGTAGTTCACGGCGGACCCGGACAGGTCGGCAGGCCCGTATGCGCCAGCGATGGGAAGGGTCCCGCTTCCTGTCCAGCGGGCAAGATAGGAGAAGGTTGCTGTGGACCGGCTGGCCCCCCCACCATTTCCCGGGACCAGATGGACGCTCAACCCGGTCCAAATCTCGTAGGGGGTCGGATGGAGGGTGAGGATGCTGAACGTATGGAGGTAGAGTCCGCCACCCGCTGGGATTGTAGGCCCGGGCCAGGGGCCAGAACCAGGCGTGGTGAAATGACCGCCAGTGTTGGTCGGCACCGACGTGAACTGGATGTTTTGCGGCGTTGGGGGGCTGTCGATTCCCGTACCCACGGCAGGGCTGGTGAACCTGATGTAGGGCAGGGGCGCTGGCTCGTAGGCAGCCAGAGCAGCGTCGATGAGAGCCTGCACGTCGGTAATCTCGTCGATTTCGTCCACAAATTTGTTCTCGCCAGAGGTACCGGGGAACTCATCGGGACCAGTGCTGCCATCCGGCTGTACGTGGTCGAGAGGCCCAATCCCAAACTGTCTGTTTGAGGGACCGTGTTTGCGTGTCATCAGTAGCTCACCTTCATCTCGCGCCCACCGGGACGGGTACGCCCTGAGTGGCCCTTCGGTGAATGGTCCTCGTTCCACTGCCGTAGCCCTTTGGTGCCGTCAGGGTCTGTCGGACCCTTGTAGTCGGCAGCAGTTGGGAGCACCAGTGCAGCGTTGATGCCTTCACGTTCACGACGGAGTTCACGCATGTTCGCCGTCATGCCCTCGGCCTTGTAGTTCCGCTTCATGTCCCCATGGCAGACGGGGGCAACCGGACCAGCAAGCACACTGGCCTCGACCGCCTCCCGCCTACCGCAGGAACACTTGAAGCTGTACTCGGCCACTAGGCCCCAGTCGTGAAGCTCTGCCAGGACCAAGGACCAAAGGCGTTGATGGGGTCTCCGCTTGTGTCCACACTGCCACTCGGAGCCTCAACCCGAAGGCCGATGGCGTAGGACGTGGCAGCAACCAGACCGGCGATGGTCGTGGTCTGCGTGGCTACGGCGGTGACTGACTCTCCGACGATGCCTCCCACGCCCTGGACGAGTGTTCCGTCCGGTGCGAGGATTCCGCGAGGAGCATCACTGGGGTCACCAAACGGTGTCTGGGGAGCGTTGTCCCCGATACCGCCGATGTCCTCAGCGAGACGCACAACCACCCTTACGGAGGCTCCTGTCGGGTCGAAGTTGTCCGGTGCGGCACCCGCAACCACCCAGTCCAGGTCCACGTCCGTGGTGCCTGGAGATGGAGCGTTGATTCCGACCGTACCCACCGCGCCGAGACCAAGCCGGGAGTTTGAGCCCCCACCGAGGTCGTCGATGCCGAGGTCTCCGTCCAGGTATTTCATGTGGAAATACGAGTCACCCAACGCGACAGGCGTGTTGGAGAACGTGTCTAGTTCCGCCCCGGTGAATACGGTGGCGAGTGTGTCCGCCACTTCATCCACCGCGACGTTGCCAACGCCTTCCTTGTCGTACTCCTCGGAGAAGGTTGCGACAGACTTGGCCACAGAGGCGCTAGGCCCCGGTGTGCCTTCGGTGTTCTGTCGGTTCCGACTCACCGAGTTCGTAGCGAGAAGGGCACCCTGGGCACCGCCGCGAACGTCGCCGCCTGCGCCACCCATCAACCCCTTCCACTCTTTCGTGTTGGCCTTGAAGGCCAGCTTGCTGTCAGTTCCCATGAATGAACTCCCTCATTGAATCAAGCGGCTTGGGGAACATGCCGAGGACATAGTCCCTGGCGGCTCCATCTTCCTCAGCGATGACGTACACCTGTTGGATGTAGATGGACTGCTCTTGGATGGATAGGACCGCTTCCCTTGCGGTGAGACCCGGAAGTCCCACCAGGGCTTGGTCGTAGAGCCTCCGCTCCTCAGTCGCCACTTTCGCTTCGGACATAGTTCCCTCCTGTAGGAGCGAGAGAGGGGGGCTTGTGGCCCCCCCCAACTCACTGTCCTTATGGAACGGTGACAACCTTGAGCACACCATGTGCGCGTCGGCAGTCCGTCAGCAACTGTCCTCGGGAGAGCACCAGTGCCGTCTTCGCGTCCTGGTTGTACGGACGCTGGAAGTCGGTACGGCGCATCCACGTGTTGGAGTGCTGTGTGAACTCCAGGTGGTTGCTGTTCAGGAAGTACCACGGGTTCTCGTAGATGTCCGCAGCACCTGTGCCTGCCGGGTCCGCCACACGTGAGATTTCGTCATCCCAGACGATTTCTGCACTCTTGTGTGACACCGACTCAAACCCCAGGTCCGCCATCTTGTTGCTGGTGTACCGGAGGGTGCTGGACAGCGTCAGGAACTCGTACTCCTCGTAGGCAGCCTGCGTGGTGATTTCCAGGTCAGGCTTCGACCCGTTCACCATCAGGCGGTTCAGCGCTGCGTTGAGTGCCTTGACACCTGCGAGCGTGGTCAGGTCCCCAACCTGGGTTGCATCCGCAATCCAGAACTGGTCGCCTTCCGCGTTCACAGTCGCAGACGGAACGCCTCCGAGTGGGAACGTGGTGCCACGCACCGGGAAGATGTCCGTGCCAGGGTCCACGTCGTTCACGATTTCAGGAATCGAAATCATGTCCAACGCGGCGTTCGGCGTGGGCTGTGTTCCCCAGATGCACTGGTTCAACCAGCGCTCAAACGAGAAGTTCAACTGCTGAACCTTCGCCGAGAGCAGGTTGATGATGGCGGCAGAGCCGCTGTTCTTGTCCACTTCCTCACCGCTGATGGTCAGAGACCCAGCGAAGGAGAAGTACTCGTACTGCGCGAAGCCCAAGCCCTCTTGGGGCGTGGTGTCGATGAGGTCGTAGCCCGAGTACGACCCAATGGTGCTGTTGTAGTCGTAAATCATCGGGCGACGGATGGTGAGTCCGCCATCGACGGTCATGCGGGCCTTGCTGTTCAACCACGCCAACGTCACGATTTTCTTCGTGATTTGGTCGGTGAGCGTTGAGCGCACCTTGTCGAGAGTGGTCGCTACCATCTGGTCGAACTGGTCATCGTGGTAGTCGATGGGGGTCAGGATTGTGTTGTCGAGTGCCATGCTATCTCCCGTTCAGAAAGGTAGCAGCAGCGGCATCCCAAGGGAGACCCATTTCCTCTGCCGTTTGAGCGGCAGCAGCCTTGATTGCCTCGTTCAAGTTGTCCTTCGGAAGGTCAGCGGCCTTCACGTCCACAGGTACGCTGCCGCGTGGCCTTACGCCAACGCCGCCCTGCCTCTTTCTGTCACGCAGCTTCTCAATCTCCGCAACCCGCGCCTTCGTGGTCTCTTCGTTCAGCGTTTCCTTCGCAGCAAACGCCAACTTCATGTAGGCCACTTCGGGGTCGAGAATGTTCTGTTCAGCCGCGAACTCAAAGACAGTGTCCCGGTCGATTGGCAGAGTCCCATGCTGGCGTTCCAGGGTGTCCAGTTCGTCGTTCCAGAAGTTCCAGGCCTGTTCTGCCTGTGATTCCTGTCGCAACTGCTCGACGGTTCCTGCAAGAATGAGATTCTGCTTCACAACTGGGAGCGTAATTTCCCTTGCCATCTCGTAGTACGGATGGTCGGACGTGAAGCCGAACAGTCCGAGAAGTTCCTCGTCTGAAGGCATCACGGCGGGTTCAAGGTCTTCCAGCGGCTCGGGATTCTCGTCCTCGGCCTTACGTTGTTCTGCAACGCGCTGCTCCAGCTTGGTGATACGCGAGTCCTTCGCCTTGAACGCATCTTGAATCTGCTGGCGCGTCTCAGGTGGAAGGTCGCCCATCGGGACTCCGAAGTAAGTCTCGGGCGGGTCCTCTGTAACCGTTTGGTCCGTGGAGGGGTCCGTGACAACTTCGGCTGGTGCTCCCGCGTTCAGTTCGTCGAGGGCTTCGCCTACGAGGTCCTGAACTGTCGGGGGTGTTAGCTCTTCGGTCTCTGCCATCTGTTCCTCCCGCTCTTGGCCTTTCGGCTGTGGCGTTGGGTCTTGGATGCGAGAAGCCTAACCCTGTTCCAGGATGTCTGCAACTACCGCTTCAGAACCTGGCGCTCCGCCTGCTCCGCCACCTGCCAGCCCTGGCGGGATTTCACCCGGGTTGGCAGCGGCAGCCAGGTCAGCCCCAGCGAACGGCCCCGGCAGGTTCGTCGGGTTGGGCGTAGCCCCGGCAGCCACGGCCTGCTGTTCGGCCTGGCTCTGGAGTTCAGCCTGCTGGTCTACCTGGGTGTCCTCTGGTGTCTTCACCAGTTCAGCGATGGTGGTCCTCGGCAGACCCATCTCCTCAAGCATGTAGTTGACAAGGCTCGCCTGGTCCACGATGGGGAGCGGTCCCAGCAGGTTGGCCAGTGCGATGGCATCGTCAGTCTTCTGCTGCTGCGTCTTCTCAATCTTGGGGGTCAGTGCGATTTCCAGGTTCCAGTCCATGACGATGTCTTCGTTGTTCCACACCCACTGGAACTCGCCGTACTCGTCAACCAGTCGCATGATGCGCTCCTGGTCGTAGAAGATTTGCATGAGGGTCAGAATCCGGTGGGCGATTTCCGTGTAGAACTCGGCGAGCCGGTTGCGCTTCTCAGCCTGCCGGGATGTGGAGCCAGCCACGACCTGCTGTGTCTCCGTCGCCGACCGGCGCGTTCCGTCCGGGAACATGCCCCGCATCAGTTCGGACACCCCGGTGGCCTCCCGGATTTCGTTCTCCAGGCGGTCAGGGATGCTGAAGATTTCGGCGGGGAGCGGTGGAGGGGTGATGTCACGCACGTCGGTGACCTCAAAGCCCGCGTTCATTTCCACGCCAACCCCGTACTCACGGGAATGTAGCGCTTTCTTGCCAGATTCGCTGAATACCCCCTCTTTGTGCAGGTGCTTGGGCGTGTACCGGTCAGTGTAAGTTGCCAGGTTGCTCCGGTAGAGGTCCATTTCGGCCAGGATTGGCATGATAAGCCGCATGTCTCCGATACCACGCACCCTCTCGGGGTCCTCCCGCAGGATGCAGGGGACAAATGGGCTCCTACGGTGCAGGTCGGGGTAGATGCCCAAGGGGTTCGGGGCTTCGTAGAGGTAGAAGTCGGCCTCCTTGGTGAATGTGCACGTCTTCCCGCTCGCAAGGTGCCACATCTCGTAGACATAGACCATGTCGTCTTCGTCCTCAGCCTGCATCATGGGCCCACGAACAGTCTCAGAGATTTGAGAGTCGGCCTTCAGTTCCTTCAGCTTCTTCAGTGTGCCGTCGTTGGTGCAGTACTCGACGTAGTCGGGGTTGTTCTGGACCTCGTACAGGGGCAACTGCGTCACCTGACAGACCCAGCGGACCTCCTCCCAGCGCTTGGCGGTGGGGTCGAAGCGGATTGCGTCGAAGGGGACATACTCGACCTGGATGCGGTCCATGTCGATGACGGTGATGTTCTCCAGGGTGGCGATTTGGTCGGCTACTTCACCGGGGTCCAGGGTGCTGGGGTCCACGCCCTCGGCTACTCCAGCGGTGTAGATGTCGTCCATCTCCGATTTCATCTCTTCGGGCTCCCTCGCCCGCATCTCTTCGTGCTCCCCGTACTCGTAGAAGACCTTGGCCCAGCCGATGTCGGTGAGCAGTGCTTCCTTGATGGCCCGCTCTGTCTTGCGCTGGACCTTGTTCACGCGCCATTCGTGCTGGAGGGCGGATTCTGAGAGGTATTCCTGCTCCTTCGTCCCAGCCCCGGTGGCGGTCAGTTCGATGTCGATTTCGACGGACGTGAGCGAGGAGTACAAGCTGTCGATGGTGGCAGTGCCGCTCGGGACAGAAATGCGGTGCCCCTGCTGGTTCACCTGGCCGGGCATCAGGTCGCCTCGGTAGCGCTTTAGTCGGCGCTCAGCGCCCTTGGCCCAGTCGTCGTGTTCCTTGTTGGCCATCTTCAGCCACCGGCAGTACAGCGCGATGGCCTCTTTCGGGTTCTTCGCCTGGAGAGGGCTGTCGATTTCCTTCATCGGGTCCCTCGATGCGGCCTTACCGTCTCCGTATGCCATGACTTCCTCCTATGGGACCAGGACTGTCGGGGTCCAGAGGAGGGGTTTCTCACCCTCTAGGTCGTCCCCAATCCAGCCTGTCTCCGGGTTGTCAATTTGGTCGAGTAGGTATCCCATCTGGTTGCTCTCGAAGGCCTGCGCTTCAGGCTTGTCCGAGAGCGTTGGGAAATACGATAGCAGCGACGTTGCTCCATAGCGAGCAGCATCTGAGAAGTGCGAGGTCCAGTCGTGGATGGCACTGGTCCCGATGCGGTTTCCGTTGTCGTCCACCTTCCAGTGGTGGGTGGCGAACGCCGCTGACAGCCTGCTGCACTTACCCTGGTCAACCAGCACCAGGTCTCCGGCCATCATGTTGTCAAGGATGCGGATTGCGTAGTCTTGCGGCTTCTTGGGCGCAGGTATGACGGTGACACCCTCTGCGGCAAGTGCATCCATCACGCTGGTTCCAGATGCCATCTGACGTTGCCGTCCTGCTGGGTCCCCGACATTCATATTGGGCTTTCGGCCACCTGTGTTCAGGTCGAGCCACTTGTGCCAGGCCTGCGCCCAATCAGCCGCCGTCCAGTCCTTGGCCTCGATAGCGTCCAGGAACTTGAGACGCTTCTTGTAGAGTGTCCGCCCGTCCTCTGCCGGGTACTCCACGTGGTCAATCTGTGCGAACAGACACACTCCCAGGTCCCCAATACCGAAGTCCCAGAAGGAGTACAGAGGGAGGGTGGGGTCATATGCCAGTTCCACGGCGTACTCCCCTGGTCTCCAGTGCGGATACACGGCCCCAGCCATCAGGCCGACGAACTCACCCAGGACCTCCTGGCGATACCAGTCCCCGTTGTAGGCGGTAGCCAGGTCCTCGGTGTATCCCTCGGGCAGGTTGCTCTTGTTGTCCATGGTGGACGCGCCGTACCACTTGGCGGAGTCCAATTTGTCCGGGGAATCGTCGTGGAATAGCTGCCACATCCAATCCCAGCCGTTCGGGGTTGAGCAGACCCAGCCCTGGTGTTCATAGCCCTTCTGGCGGAGACGACCAACCAGGATGTCCCAGGAGCGCCTGTCCACGTTCCGGCCCTCGTCGATGAAGAACCAGGCGAGCTCCACGCCTCGGATGTTGTTCGGGTCATCCAGGGACCGGAAGTAGATTTCAGCCCCGTTCTTCAGATGCGCAATCTTGCGCTGCCGCTCATAGGAAACCAGCAGGTCGGTCCCCTCGATGATGTCGAAGAACTGCGGAAGGACTGCGTCCATGAGGTTCGGGTAGTTGACTGCGGTAATCATGCCCCGGGGACCGTACAGGGAGCCTGGAACCTTGGGCTGCTGGGAGAGGTTCAGACCCCGAGCGATGCCGGAGAACGTCTTGCCCGCACCGATTCCTCCGAAATATCCGCTGTATCGGTAGGGGGTGGTGACAAAGTCCTTCTGACCACCCTCGTTCAGGGAGATGGTCTTCATCGGTTACACAACCAAGCCCCGAGACGATTTCTCAGATGGAAGGTCACGGCTTGGAGAAGACCTGGCACTTAGCCGGACACGGCTTGAACCGGCACGGTCCGCCAAAAATCGTGTGCATACGCTTCTTGTGTCCGCAGACCTTCTTGCCTAGCTTGGTTCCACACGGACCTCGATAGAACGTCGGGTGCCATCCTGCCATGTCTTCCTCCTACGCAATCTGGAGACCTTGCGGCTCCTCCTTGGGGACTTCGGCATCGTCGTCTTCCTTGACCTTGGAATGGGGGGTGGGTTTACCCTGCTGGTACTCCAGGGCCTTCATCAGCAACTGGCTACGGTTCGCCGCTGGAATGTCAGCAAAGCCTTCATCGCCGTCGCGCTCTATAGCCGCAATCAGAAGCTCCATAGTCCGGGGCGCATACTCCATCAGCATCTTCCGGGCCTCAACTACCGCCCGTTTCCGCCGCTCCTCTGAAGAGATACCAGCCATGGGCTGAGGATACATCATTCAGGGGGGATGAATAGCCCATATCCCCGAACTGAGCCTCCGGTTGGGAGTGTAGGTAGTAACTATGTGTGCGTGGGATGTGGGGACTGGGGGAAACCACTTTCTCGTCATATTGTTCGGACTATCCATGCCCATATCGGGGCTCCGATGTCCTCTCGGTGCTAGGAACAGGGATACAGAGCCCTGATAGGGATGCTGCCTAGGCCCCCGGTCTGGGTTCATGGCCCGGGTGTGGGTCTCTGGGTACAAATCCCAT